CTTTTTCATCACTTTGCTCCTTCTTATTTAGCAGGTTAGAGATTTCCTGAATTACTGTTTGATAGGCATTTGCCTGTCCTTGCATATACTTGTATTTCTCCATGCTGTCAACTGTTCCAGATATCATTGAATCACCTATTCCTTGATATTGGTCTCTTATAAATTTTTGAAGTTTACTTATAAATGTTACTGCGTCCATGTCTTTCCTTTCGTTGTTATATTAACAATTCCACTTACGTAGAGATTTATTAATCCTTGAGTTAGGGTCTCTTGCAGTTTTTGCAGAGGTTAATTTACTTTTCATACCTTTCATTCTGGCACAAAAAGACTTCCTTCTATTAGCAGATTTTGAACCAGGTTTCAACTTACTTGGTTTTGTTGTTACTGCCATTGATAATTTAGAACCAGGATTCGCGGCTCTATAAGAAGCAATACCTTTTCTATTTAATCCACCTGCTGGATTTTTACCTTCTTTACGTTGCCATGCTGGAGTTGATCCAGATGCTAACATTGCTCTACCTTGTCCACGTAATGAAATATCACCCATTAATACATTTTAGTTTTTTTAATTTTAATAACTCTTCCTTGTCCTCTACTAACTAATCCACCATCTTTATAATGTTCAACTGGATTATATGGTCTTGTTGAATCTTCTTGACGTATTGAATTTAGATATTCAAATTCTCTTTCTTCTTCTCTTTTTTTATCATAATCTTCATTTAACTTCTTTTCATCTTCTCTAATTTTTTTTTGTTCTTCCTCTGCTTTTTTAGCAGCTTTATCTAAATCTTTATAAAATTTTTTATAAACTTCACTTGGCATTATGCTAATCCTCCTGCTCTCATATCTTTTCTTCCAGCAAATGTTTTAACATTAGTTGGTTTAGGTCCAGTATTTCCTGCTGCTCTTTTTCTTGCAACCGCTGAACGTCTTTGACTTTCTGACATTGATCTAGCTTTTGCTAATGGTACACATTTTGGATAACCTTTTCTTTTTTCTCCTTTTGATCTTCCGCAAGGAGCATAAGATCCATCTTTACGCTTAGATCCGATATCTACCCATTTCTCTTGAACCCATTTTCTAAGACCATTTGCCATATTAATATTTTTTTGTAACTTTTCTTCTATCTTCCATTACACCGCCGCAACCTTTTGCAACACCACCTTGTTTATAATTAGATACCATTTTTCTTTGTTGTGAAATACTTCCTCCATGCATTTTCTTTTTACGTCCACCTGGAACTATTTTACCAGAACAAACTGCGCTCGCATACATGTTTGCGTACGCGCTAGGATACACTGCAAATTTTGCTTTTGCTGCTGCTTTTCCTCTTGGGCAAAGTTTAGCCATTAATAACCTCTTAGTGCAATTTTAGGTATTCCTTTTATAAGACCACCTTTAGCTTTTTTAACCATTTTTCCAGACACAATTTCCTTATATCCTTTTTTTTCAAGTTTAGTTTCTTTTGCTTCTCTTTTCTTAGATTCTTTTCCTTCATGAGCCATTGATTCATCTTTTGGTTTCTTTTTTATTAAACCACCTTTGGCTTTTTCTGGTTTTGGTTCTACGGGTGGTTCTATAGGAACAACAATATCATCCTCTGTATTTCCAGTTCCAAGGTCTTCAGCAAGATCTATAAAATCTTGTCTTGTTCCACCTTTTTTAGCTAGATCAATAAATTGTTTTCTTTTAGATTTACCCATTAGAAATTTATTTTTTATTTTTTTTCATAGCAGAGTTTTTCATTTTTTTTCCGCTTGGCATTTTATGCATACCTTCTTTAATCATACCACCTTTTTTAGCTAGATCAATAAACTGTTTTCTTTTAGATTTACCCATTAGAAATTTATTTTTTATTTTTTTTCATAGCAGAGTTTTTCATTTTTTTTCCGCTTGGCATTTTATGCATACCTTCTTTAATCATACCACCTTTTTTCTTAATAACGCCTCTACCTTTTAAAACATCTTTAAAAGTTACTTTACCATCACCAGTTAAATCTGGAAATCCACCTTTTTTAGCTTTACCACCCATTGCAAATCCTGGTCTTGGTCTTATTTTATAATCATTTCTCATTTTTATTCCTTTGTTATTGTTTTATTAGCCATCGTGCGTGCGATAGATTCACCGGATCGTCCTACCACATATCCACCCAAGCCAATTTGAAGAAGTGTCCAAACATCACCTGGTAGTTCAAATGTAATAACCGTTCCTATCATTAATTTTATAACTGGTCCAAGAATATAATTCCAAACTAATATAAAAATTAATACATACATTAAAAGTGGTCTCCAACTTGCTGTAAACCAGCCTGCTTTGGCTTCAGCTTCAACTATAGATGCTGCCGCTTTTAATTCTTCTGTACTAGATTGTAATAATTGTTGATTAAGCTGAGCTTTTAATTTTTCTTGAAGATCTTTATCAGGAACTGCTTTTTCAATTGTGCTAAATAAAATTTTAGCTAATGGAGCAATTGCACCTAACATAGGAAACATTGCTTAATACCACTTAGCTGATCTTTTTTTCTCTGGTAATATACTTCCTTGGCCTTGAACTACATCAATTTGAGTTTCTTGTGGATTTGACATTTCAATATCAATTCCTCCAACTAAATAACCTTCTGAATTTGTAAATTTTGAATGATTAACTTCTTTTGTAGCTGAAGCTGAAGAAAAAGTTCTTTTTGAATTAGCTAATCCACCTGTTGCCATTTTTTTTCTAGACATTCCTGTTTCAGATAATGCAATAGCAATTGCTTGTTTAGGATTTTTTACTTTTTTAGAAGACTGACCAATGTTAAGTTCACCTTTTTTGAACTCTCTCATTACTTTACCTATTTTATTTTGTTTTAAATTCATTTTCATAGCCATATGTATACTCCTTTTGTGTTATTTAACAATATTTATTGTATTTTCTTATTCATATCAGAAAACTGTTGTTTTGCAATTGAAGTTGCAGCCCTTAATTCAGCTAAATCTTCATTTTGTTGTAGTTTTTCTTGAGTATTTGATTGATTCATCATAGCTTTCATCTTATCTAAATTAATTCTTTGCTCACCTTCTTGTTTTTTTCTATAATTTTCTTGAGCTTGTAAATCTAACTCTCTTGCTTTTAATGCAGCGATAGGATCATTATCAAATTGTGATGTTATTTTCTTTTCTTCTTTTAAAAACTCATCCATCATCTCAGCAATTAGGATTGCTTTTCTAGATTCTAACTTCATTTGGAATTCTTGAACCTGTGCTTGTACTTGTGGATTTTGTAAAGCTTGTGGATTTTGAGACATCATTTGTATTTGTTGTAACTCTTGTGAAAATTCTAACTCAACTTGTTCTAAAGCCATTAAAGAAATATGTTCAAACATATTTTTTTCTAATGAACCTATTATCATAGGATTATTTTTTGCAATATTAGTAGACATAAAACTTAAATGAGAAGTTATATGTGCTCTATGATCCTGTCCTCTAAATGCTTGAAAAGGTTGTCCACCCAATGAATCAATATGTTCTAATGCTGGATCTTTAGGCATTGGTTTTGCAGGTTGTATTAAAATTTTATCAATATCTTTTACACCTAATGCTTCATACATCTTTCTATAAATTTCATATAGATTATGAATTTGTGGATTAGATTGAGCAAGTTGTAATTCAGTTTGTGCTAAACTAATTCTTTGTGTTTGAGAAAATATATTTGGATCAGCAACTGGAACGATATCTATTCTATCATCAAAGTCTGCTTGTTTAATATTTTTTTGTCCACCAACAACATCATAAGGATATTCTTCAGGTAGATATAATTTAAATACTCTAGATAATAATTTGAATTCTAATTTTAATGCTGCATAAATTCTTTTATGAATAGCAGACATTGTTCTACTTCCTCTTTCAAGTAAAGCTACAGTTGTACCAACAGCTGCTTGTTGATTACCATCACCTACTTGTATATCAGCAATAGAAGCAAATCTTTGACCTGCTTGAACAACAACTCCCATTAAAGTTAATAAAGTTTGCGAAGGTTCTTTATATGGTAAAGTCATAAATGCATCTCTAAGGTTTCCACCTGGAGCATCTACATCTCTCCATTCACCTGGCTGAATAGATTGAGCATCATCTCTAATTCTAATACCGCGCATTTTAAATCCTGCTGGTAAATTTGATAAAGTTCCCGCATCAATTAATTGTCTTAATGCAGAAGTTGCAGTTCTAGATAATCCACCAATCATGTGAATTAATCCAAAGCCATAAAAACCAAGTCCTGGTAAAAATTTAAAATGTATAAAATATTGAATTTTATTTTTTTTAGGATCAGCTATTTCGTAATTTCTACGAATAGATAGAATTTCACGAGAGCCTTCTTCTATCGTCACGATATAAGGAAGTTTAATTCCAGTCATTTCCCCATTGGGATCACGATCTTCAAAGCCCTCGAGATCTAAGTTTACATGACATTCAATTAAAGTAAAGATATCTTCGTAACCAGATTTATTTACACCTTCAATTTCTCGTTCTTTTGATTTTACATCATCTGTTTGTGTTGTTGAATCATCGCTTGGTAATAAATCTAAATCTCTATAAAAACCACCTACTTGTTGTTTTCTTAATTCATTTGCAGATATTTTAATTGTATGCATTATTGCTTCAGCATCATCTAATGATGTTGCTGAATATGGAACTACTAAATCTTCTGCGGGTACAAATTTAGATACCGCTCTTCCAAGTATATCATCATAATAAACTTTTTTAAAAGTAGATCCTGATAATGGTAAATAAAATAACATTTGATCAAATTCTGGTTCATATTCTTTCATGACATCCATAATTTGATAATTCATAAAATCTCTAACTCTTATTGCTTGATCTTCTTTTTCTCTAGAAGAGTTTCCAATTATTTGAGTTCGTACAGGTCCATCAGATGGTAATAATTCTTTATAAGCTAATGCTTGAAATTGTGTAACTGCTTCTGCAAGTACAGGATGTGTTGCACCTGATGCGCCTTGGAAAGGTTCTGTTCTTTCATCATATTTAAATCCAAGTAAATCTAAACCTTGTGTATATGTTTGTTCCCAATCTTGACGTGATGTTTTATAATCTAAAAAGTTTTGATAAAGTTCTGAACCTAATTGTCCTAAAATATCTTCTGGTAATAACTCTGCTAAGTTGTCAAAGTGATTTACACTTTCACCTTTACTAAAGGCACCTGGGTCAAAATTAATTTCAACTCCACCATCTGCTGTTGGTGTAATTTCAGTATTCTCTGTACTTGGAATAGATTCTTGAACGTCTACTATTTGTTCTGTAGATTCAGTCGGATTTGCTATCTCAATAGTATTTCTAACTTCGTTTGGTAGTGACTTGTCTATAGTTGCCATTTAATTTCTCCGATTTTACTATCTTAACCTTATTATAAGTAACATTCAAGCCCTGTGGGTTTGGTCCTGATTTAGGTGGTATAGTAGTTGTTAATTTTTTCATTAAACTGGTAATCCCAGATTAATTCTTAATTTTCTCATATATGCATCCATAGTTGGATCACCACTTGTATCTGATGAATTATATAAAGGTGCATATGCTTGTAGTGTATTAATACCTCCACCATCGTTCGGACTTTGTGATGGGCCTGATTGAACTGAAGTTGTTGCCTGTGAATGATCATTAGGTCCAGTGACACCTCTATTGGCCGCGCTAATTGCATTAGCAACCATTCCTGCAACTGGTCCAAATGCAAATCCTATTGCTGTTGCAACTGGATTATTAACTGCATTTGCAATTGCATTTTTAACTGCATTAGAAACTGCACTCATTATTCCTGTATCTTCTGCAGCAGCTGCTGCTGCAGCTGTTGCTGCATCTTCTTGATCTGCTTGAGCTTGTGCTGACACATCATCTGCAGTTACAGATTGTGCTGCCTCTGTCGCTGCATCTGGTCCTATACCAAAACCTTCATTAGAAGGTCCAACACCTGAATCTCCTGGTCCTGGTCCTCCGTGTCCAGATCCATCGTCTGATCCCCCTGGACCACTATCTCCTTCTCCTGATGAATCTCCGCTAGAGTCTCCACTTGAAGATCCGTCTCCTGATGATCCATCACCCGATGATCCATCTCCACCTGACGATCCTCCATCTCCACCGCCGTCTCCACCACTATCAAATTTTTTTCTTTTAGTTTCTCCAAGGATATAACTTATTTCTTTTTCAGAAAGACCTAAGCCTTTTAAATGTTTTGAAAAATCTTTATCTTTGTAATTAACGCTTTTATCAATCATATTAATAATATGTTCTATTTACTCTT